AGGAATGTATGAATCTTATTCTTGAACAGAAAGTAAAAGGCAAAGGTGCAAAGTCTTTTATGGATAAACTCGGTATCAAAGATGAGGACCAACAAAATATTATGTTGCTTATGGCATCCATGTATAAAAGAGCAGTAGAAACAGGTGACCCGTATGCGACAAAATCCATTTTGGAAATTGCGGGCGATTTAGATACGCAAACAGAGCAAGCATCACCCACTATTAATATTAATGTTTCAGCGGCAACGACAAATGATAGAGATGATGAATAATGCCGAAAGGGGGTGATAGCATGGCAAGAGCAATGATAAATCAGATTGGACGTTCTTCAGGGCTTGCAAGTGCAGGCGCAAGAAAACGTGAAAGCAACAAAATTAAGCGTCAAATGCGTAATTCTGCAAGGCGTAAGTCCAACGGCGGCAATGGAGGTTGATTAGATGTCGAATCTATTATTTGACCCCATTAAAACACAGTCAAAGGTAGCGGACAGCGTAATTGTTGGCTTTAGTGGCGGCAAAGACAGCATCGTTACCCTTGATTTGTGTTTTAAATATTTCAAAAGGGTTGTACCATTTTTTATGTATTTAGTACCTGGCTTGGAATTTCAAGAGCAAATGTTACGACGATATGAAGAACGTTATAACACGGAAATTATCAGATTGCCGCATTTTGAAGCGTCAAACTTTCTGAAATACGGAAGCTTTACACAATTTGATATGAATGTTGATATTGTCGGAATAAACGATACATACGCTTATTTGAGACAAGAAACGGGCATACACTGGATTGCAGCAGGCGAACGTTGCGCCGACAGCATTGTACGAAATGCAATGATTAAAAAGAGCGGCAGCATTGATTATCAAAGAGGGCGTTTTTATCCGCTTGCGTATTGGAAAAAGCAAGAGGTATTACAATACATAAAATACAAAAAACTCTATTTAAGCCCCGAACAAAAGAAAATCGGCTTTTCTTTTCGTAGTTTAGCGGGAAATGAAGTCGCTGTTATTAAAGAGATGTACCCCGACGACTATAAAAAGATATTAAAGGTGTACCCGTTTATCGGTGCAGGCGTTAAAAGATTTGGAGAATACGGCAAATAAAGTGTTGAAAGTTTTATCAAATACATCATATAGGACGTGACATCAAATGGCAACAGTAAAACAAGTTATCAACAGTAAAACAGGTTTAACGAGAAAAGGAAATGCAGGCGGTAAACGTTCAAGATATCAGACAAAAAAAGACGCTTATAACTTTTATCGTCGTAAATCAAGCGGCGGTTTAGGAGGTTAATATATGGCAAATAGTAAATATCAGAAATTCACAATTGCAACAATAAACAGGGCAGATATTAAAATTTTCTGAAAACTTATTGACAAATAATTACTATTGTGCTGTAATAATATTGTTGAATGAGGGTAGCGTTTAACAAATAATTTTATATGTGTTAATAAACCGCATTGAGAAAGTATGCTACCCCATACAAGTACCATTGCGGTTTTATTATTGATAAGGTGCAATATGCAAGAAGTTTGGAAAGATGTCAAAGGTTATGAAAATTTATATCAGGTCAGCAATTTTGGTAGAGTGAGAAGCCTTGACAGAGTTGTAAGGAACAAAAACAACGGAGTTAAGATAATTAGAGGTAGAATTATGTCACAGCATTTGGTGGGACACGGGTATTATCATATCGTTTTGTCAAAGGACGGGAAAATAAAAGGTCATTTGGTTCACCGTCTTGTAGCACAAACATTTATTCCAAACCCCCAAAAACTACCGCAAGTAAATCATAAAGATGAAAATAAATTAAATAATAATATAGACAATTTAGAGTGGTGCGATAGCACATACAACAACAATTACGGAACTGTAAAAGTAAGACATTCATTATCACAGTTAAACCATATATCATCATCAAAGCCTGTCAAAATGTTAAAAAACGATAAAACTATTCAAATTTTCCCCTCAATATCGGAAGCGACACGGGTTACAGGGTGCAAAAGGCAGGGAGTATATGCGTGCTGTAAAGGAATACAGAAACACCACAAAGGTTATCAATGGCAATATATAAGGAGGAAAAAAATGTCAAAAAGTAAATTCCAAAAGGGTGAAATAAAAAGATTAAAACGCTCCGAATTGATAGGGGCTGAATACAATCCGCGTATCATTGACAAAGAAGCAAAGAGAAAATTAAAAAAGAATTTGCAGGAACACGGTCTTGTATCTCCGATTACATATAATAAACGAACTAATCATATTGTGTCAGGTCACCAAAGAGTTTCACAACTTGACGCATTAGAAAAAAATCAAGACTATGAACTTGATGTGTGGGTAATTGATGTTCCTGTTGAAGAAGAGGCTAAATTAAATGTATTGTTAAATAATCAATCTTTAATGGGCGATTGGGATTTAGATAAACTTGCAGAAATGACAGAAGAATTTGATATCAATTTTGACGACATGGGATTTTCAAAGTTGGATGTTGATTTTATGTTTGACGGTGATGACAGATTTTCAGATATGTTTGAAACGCCCGAAGCCGAAGAAGTAAAGCAAGGGCTTGAAAAAGTCAAAGAAGCAAGGCAGGCGGGCAAGGAACGCATGCAGGATAAAAACAATATAAACTTTTATTCAATTCTTGTATTTGAAGATGAAGCGGCAAAAGCCGAATTTTACAAGAAAATTAACGTGCCTATTTCAGAGGAATATTTAACCGCTGATAAGGTTTACAGGCTTGAACGGTAACCGAGATGTAACCGAGATTAAAAAATAATAAGGCGGCTTATTTTGCCGCCTTATATTAATAATTTTCGCAATATGTGAGAAATTTTTTTTCGTCAAGCTCTTGCATACGGTCAAGCACCATATCAAGCACGGGGTTTGTAATGTCGTCTATGCCGTCGGCTATTTTTGCAAGACTGTCAAAATCAAGTGTTTTAATCATTTGCGTTGCTTTGTTTAATAATGCTGTCATTAATGTCAACCTCTTTCGTATTTGTTGTAATTATTATAACACAAATGAGATACAAAGTCTATCGGTAAAATGCACAAAAATAAACTATTTATTTGTGTAATATGTCAATAGACAATATAACGCAAAAGTGGTATAATATTATCATAAGATAAAGAAAGAGGTATAAAACAATGAAAAACGGCGCAGACATCAGCTATAAGGCAAACATAAGTTTTGTATTTAAAAACGATTTACAGCGTAAGCAGAACGGCACACATCACGGCAGAGAAACCGAAAACGGCTTGAAAATGGCAATAGCTTATATAGATAGCATTGAAGCCGAAACCCTTACTGAAAACGAATTAAAACACGCTATAAGGTTATCGACATTCAGAGGTACAGAAACAGACTATAGGGCTATAAAATAAGGGGGGGCGCAAGCTATGTATAAATACGGTATGCGGTTACGGGGCTTTTCATTAGGTTGTCAGCCTATGAAAAACTTGATTGAAAGGGTAGACGACGAAAGCGGCAAATATCACGATATACTGATTTACAGCGAGAAATTAACAGATGAACAGATAGCAAGTTATGAGCTTGATTTTTTAGGTGAAGAATAAAAAGACAATAGACAAAAGCGGTTGAGCAAATCAGCCGTTTTTTTGTGTTGTTTTGAAAGTAGGTGATGTTAAAGATGAACATTGACGTTAAGATAAACCCCGCCTATTTGCCTTTTTTGAACAAAAAACAGTTTATGCAAATTTACTTTGGAGGGTCGTCAAGCGGCAAGAGTTATTTTATCTGTCAAAAGATAGTGTTAGACAATTTGAACGGCGCAAACTGGCTTATATGCCGTAATGTTGCGAATACCATACGAAAAAGTACATTCAACGAGATAAAAAAGGCTATTTCAAATATGGGATTGTCAAGGTTTTATCGTATACAGAGTGCAGATATGGTAATAACAAACACGCTGAACGGCAAGCAGATTGTATTTTGCGGACTGGACGACGCTGAAAAGATTAAGTCTATCACGCCCGCGAATGGCGTTTTAGAGCGTGTTTTCGTAGAAGAGGCAACAGAGGTAAAGCGTGAAGCAATAATGCAGCTTAAAAAGCGTTTGCGCGGTAAGTCTGACATAAGCAAGCAGATTGTTTTAGCATTTAACCCGATTTTGAAAAGTCATTTTATATATACTGACTATTTCGGCGGGTGGGTAGATGATAAAAACGTTTATGAGGATAGAGATTTACTGATTCTTAAAACGACATATAAAGATAATATGTTTTTAACCGCAGACGACAGGCGACTACTTGAAGATGAAACAGACCCGTATTTTTATAACGTTTACACTTTGGGAAATTGGGGCGTGTTGGGGCACATTATATTCAAGAATTGGCACGTCGAAGATTTAAGCGACAGAATACCGACATTTGACAAAATACATAACGGTTGCGATTTCGGTTACAGTAGTGACCCCAACGCATTAATTAAGGTGCATTTAGATAAAGCGCAAAAGAAAATTTATGTATTTGATGAATGGTATCAGGCAGGAATGACAGACGGCGACCTTGTAAGGGTGTGTAAGTCGTTTTTAGAAGACCAATATATAACATGCGACAGTGCAGAACCAAAAACAATAAATATGTTATGCAATAGCGGTATCAAAGCCGTTGGAGCAATTAAGGGCGCGGATAGTATCAATAACGGTATTCGTTGGTTGAGCGGATACGACATAATTGTTGATGTTAAATGCCAAAATTTCAAAAATGAGATAGAACAGTACCATTGGAAAGAAGATAAATACGGAAATGCAATGGCAGTACCAGTTGACGCAAACAATCATTTAATCGACGCTTTAAGGTATGCATTAGAAGATGAAATGCTTGCGGCAGAGGTCAGAGCAGGAAAGAGGATTTAATATGTGTAGTCATGAGTGGCGAAAAATAAACGACTGTTTTGTGTGTATGCGGTGCGGCATTACACGAATACAGGGCGACAATAAAATAATCTTTGATAGAAAAATATCAAACTACAGGCAAAAAAAGAGGAAAGGCGGGAGAAAATGAGCAGAAAACTTAATCAGTTATATCCGAACTTTAACAGCTTTATTGATTACATAGATGAAAACGGTGTATCACCTGAAATAATCTATAAAATTATCAATAAGCACAGAGGAAATTCAAAGTACAATGAAAATCTTTACAAAAGGTATCAGACTTTAGACGGAGCAATTCCGATAACGAAGCGTGAGCCGAGATTTGAAGAAGATAAGCCGATTAATAACAAGATAAGCAACGACTTTTTCAGTGAAATTGTTGACTTTAAAACGGGATATTTCGCAGGTGAACCTATTGCATATTCATATAGCAATACGCAAGAATCAGAGGACGCAACAGGCGGTGAGCAGGCTATAGACGAAGCAACAAAGGCCTTAACCGATTTTGTCACACGTAATAACATGTACGGTGTAGACCTTGAAACAACGAAGCTTGCAAGCATATACGGCTATGCAGGCAGATTGTTTTATATTGATGAAGAGGGAAACGAAAGAGTAATGCCTATACATGGATATGAAACAATCATATTGTCAAAGACCGATATATCAGAACCGAAATATGCAATTCGGTACTATAAGACATACGATATTAACGACGTTCAAACGTGGGTTGTTGAATTTTACGACAATACAAACATCTATACATACAGCGGATTATTAAGTCAGCTTACAGAGGTAAGCGTAAAGCCGCATATGTTTGATTATTGTCCGTTGCAAGGCGTAGCAAACAATAAGGAATTAATGGGAGACGCTGAAAAAGTAATATCACTGATTGATGATTATGACAAAGTAATGTCTGATAATTCCAATGAGGTTGAAGCGTTTGTACATGCATATCTGATATTTGAGGGATTGCGCATTGACGATGAAACAATAAAAGAGGGGCAGAAAAACGGCTCTTTTGTATTCCCTGCAACAGGAACACAGCAGGGCAAGGCGTATTTCTTAACAAAGAACATCAACGACACATTTACCGAGCACCATTTACAACGTATTGAGGATAATATATACAGATTTTCAAAGACACCAAATCTTGAAGATACCACTTTCGGCACGGCAAGCGGCGAAGCATTAAAATTCAAGCTGCACGGATTGGAAACAAAATGCGGAATGTTTGAGGCTATGATGATGAATGCAGGTCAGCATATGTTTAAAACGCTTGCGAGTGCATGGGCGAAGAAGAGAATACCATTTGACCCGTTACAGGCAACAATGAGTTTTACACGTAATTTCCCGCTTAACAGTTTATCAAATGCGCAGACTGCACAGGCATTAATAGCCGCAGGCGTACCCGAAGAAATAGCGTGGGATATTGCTGTACCTGAAATTGATGATATTGATTATGTAAAAGAAATTAAAAAGAAAAATCAAGAAGAAATCGGGGAGTTATACCCGAGCTTAGCTATGGCGAATGAAGCCGCGAGCGAAGAAGAACCCGAAGAAACCAACGAATCAGAAACGAAAGTAAACAGTGACGAAGAAAAAAAGAAAAAAAGTCTGTAATTTAAATGAAAGGGGGCGACGTATTGCCAAAAAATAAAACATCATTAAATGAATTGCTATACGATATAAAGCGAATAGCGGCGCATAGAGAAGTACTCACGGATGAAAAGATAAGGGCGATATATCAAACCCTTGAAAAAGATTTAAAATCGTTTGTGGCTGAAAATTATGAGAATTACGCAGATGCAGACGGCAGACTATACACGGCATACCTTGACAGTCAGAATCAGCGAGCAAAGTTTATGCAGGAAATTGTTGATAACTTTGACGGCGTTGCGCCGAGTATAAAAGCGCAAATAACGCAGCTCATAGACGATACATATAAAAAGAGTTATTCAGGCATGGTTACAGCGTTAAAAACAGCCGAAAAAGCGGGCAAATATGAAAAAGCAGCAAAAGACCTCACCGTTAATCCAAACGTCTTAAAATCGGCAATGAATAACAATATAAGTAAGTTAACATTACCGCCCGTTTTGCAAAAGCACAGAGCCGAAGTTATATATCAGGTGCAGCAGGAATTAAATATAGGACTTATGCAAGGTGATAGATACGAAACAATGGCAAAGCGTATATCAAACCGTTTAGGTGTAAGCGAGAGCAAAGCAAAGAATATTGTACGTACTGAAAGTCACAGAAATGTTGAAAGTGGCTTTATGGATTGTGCTGAACACTTGCAGGACGGATTAGACGGTAGCGATTTAATATATGCTGCAACGTGGCGCACAATGGGTGATGAACGTGTAAGGCCGCAGCAGCGAAGAAAGGGCAAAAAAGGCAAATGGAAAACGACATTCAATAAAAGCGGCGCAAATCATATGAAAATGGAGGGCGTGACTGTTAAAGCGGGTGAGTTTTTCAATTTAGGTAACGGTGTAAAGGCAAAAGCTCCAGGCAAAAGCGGTGTTGCAGCACATGATTGTAATTGCCGTTGTTTTCTTGAATATAATCTTATGACGCTTGCAGAGTTTAAAGCGGCAACAGGTAAAAATGTAACCGTTGCGAGTATGGCGAAAGAAAAGCGTCAACAAATGGACGACGAGGGCATTGTAAATTTAGGGCTTGAAAGGACAACAAACGATAGTCAATTTGACATTGCTATAAATTCAGCAAAGAGAGCAAACAAAAATGGCGGTTGTGTTGATACACATCCAAAGAACGAATTGGAAACATTTAAGTTGTTTTTGTCAAATGACGGTATGGCAGGCGTTGCGGTAAAGCCCGACGGTGATATAACAGCCGTATTTAAAAACAGCAATTCAAGTGCCAAAGGCGCAGTAAATGACTTGATTATTACGGCGAGGGCAAACGGCGGCGAAAAAATGGATTGTTACGGGCAATTCCTTGTAAACTCTTATGAAAAATGCGGGTATGTACCCGTTGCGAGAATACCATTTAACGCCGATTATGTTGATGACCCGTTTTTACTTAAAACAAAGCCTGATGTATATGCAATGATGAAAAATACCGACGATTTAGACACGGTTATTGAAAAGAACGCTAAAAAGGCGTATAAACTATCAAGTCAAGAGTATTTAGACAATTTGCCTACATATACAGATTATGACGAAGCTTTAAAATATCGTGATGAACTCTTGAAAAAGCAAAGCAAATAAAATTACACAAAAACATTTTAAAATTTTGGTTATTTTGTCAATAGAATTTATATCTCTTTTGTGGCAAAATATATGTATAAGATAAAGAAAGAGGTATAAAACAATGACAAGAGAAGAAGTACAAACAAAGGCTTATGAAATAGGCATACAAGAAGCAAACAAACAGGGTTGTATAGTTGCACCGTTTCAGAGTAAGCAGTTAATGAAATTGATAGGCGTAAACAACGGTAAAGCACAAATTATTATGGTTGCATTTAATAACGGCGTAGCCTGTGAAATAAACAGGCAAACAAGGCTTGAATTTTAAGGGGGCGACGGTATGAAATATAAAGAGGTGATTATATGCAAGAAAAAACAGTAAGTATAATTACGGCATTAAAGCAGAAATACAAAGACGACCCCGAAGCCCTTGAACTGATAGAAAACGCCGTAAAAGATATTGAATACATTGAGGGCAAAGAAACGGCAGGAGGTTATGAGGGGCAACCGTCAATAAGCAAGGTGCAGGAACTTGAAGCATTTTTGCACGATTGGTATTAATATGTAAAAATTTTCAAAAAGTATTGACAAATAAAAGTTATTGTGATATAATTATATACAGTGATAAATGTCTATATTATTGTGTTTTAATTACCACACATAAAAAACGCGTAATGCACGACGGTTGAGTTTCTTATTTTGGTAAGTTTTACAGACTGTTACACCGCCCCGCACAGTGGCGTTAATGTTGGTGCAAGTCCAACAGGGGCGCACAAATTTCTTTCGTAAAGTCATGATTGGCAAACAAAAAAGACTATTCTTAACGGATAGTCTTTTTTGCATATATAAATATAGCTTCTATATGGAGCAAAATAAAATTCTATATGGATTTTAAGGAGGTTTAAACAATGGCTGATGAAATGACAACCACAGCAACAACCACAACAGGCACAGAGGGCGCGGCAGGCACAGAGGGCGCGGCAGCTACAGAAAACACAGAACAAAAGCAGACAGAGCAAAACACGGATGAACGCATAGCAAAATTGGTTCAAAGTCAGGTTGACAGAGCAATGGCAGAAGAAAGAAAGAAGAATGCAGCATTGCAGAAAAAGCTTGATAGGATAATCAATGAAAAAATGACCGATGAACAGCTCAAAAATGCAGAAATGGAAGATAAGGTTAAAGAGCTTGCAGACAAAGAAAAAGAGCTTGCAGACCGTGAAAACCGTTTATTTGCAATTAAGGCAATTAAAGATGCAGGGCTTGACGACGGCAGTAATGACGTGTTAGACCTTGTTGATTTTGTAATGTGTGACAATGAGGACGACACAAAAAGTCGTGTAAGTGCGTTTAAAACCATGATTGATAAAATGGTTGCTGCACAGGTTGACAAAACATTCAAAGCAAACGGCAGAACGCCGAACGGCGCAGGAAATGCAGACGAAGAAAAAAAAGACAATAGTATTGCTGAACGCCTTGGTAAAGTAAGGGCAGAGCAGGCCAAAAAGTCGAATGACGTATTAAAATATTATATGGGAGGTCAGAAGTAATGAAATTTAAAAGAACAAGCGTTACGCAGGGCAAATTAGTCCTTGCGAACGACCACTATGTCGCTGTTCCGTACAATTGTGAAGCATTGACGGCACTTGCGACAGACGGAGTTATTAAAGCGGGTACAATTATCCCCGCAAACGATGCAACAGCAATAGGCGTATTGTTTACTGATGTTGTACTTGCAGAAAATCCGAACGGTACAATTATTGTACATGGATTTATCCGCAAAGAGAATTTGCCGACAGCACCGACAACGGCGGCTATATCGGCAATGTCAGGTGTAATGTTCCTTGATATTGAGGGCAAGCCTATCAATTCAAAATGTACACTTACATATGATTTGAACGGAGCAACGGGAACGGCTGTAACTGACAGTTCGTCGCCTTATACTTATAACGCAGAGGTTACAGTTAAGGCAGCACCTACAATTACAACCTATCCGACAGACACAACAAAGTTCAAGGAATGGAACACAAAGGCAGACGGTACGGGTATATCTTATGCAGCGTCGGCAAAATTCAATATTAAGGCAACAACAAAGTTGTATGCAATCTATGAAGCATAAGGAGGTAAAAGAATATGAAGTTATCAGATGTATTTACAGCGGAAGCGATTGCGCTGAATTATACCAATGCGGCAAGTAACGCTATTCCGTATCTTGGCACAGGTCTTTTTCCGTCACAGAAAAAGGCAGGGCTTGACCTTAAGTGGATTAAAGGACATAACGGTTTAGCTGTATCACTTATGCCGTCAAATTTTGACGCAAAATCAACTTTCCGCGACAGAGTGGGAATTTCCATTGATGAAACACAAATGGCGTTTTTCCGTGAAAGTATGCTTGTAAAAGAAGCAGACGAGCAGGAAATCATGAGAGTACAGGACGCAAATGACCCGTATGCGCAGCAAGTTCTTGACAACATTTTCAATGATACAAAGAATCTTGTTGACGGCGCGGACGTAGTACCCGAAAGAATGAGAATGCAGTTACTTGCACCTCTTGGCGGTGAAATGGGTATTGAGATTGCGGCAAACGGCGTTAATTACAAATATAATTACGATGTAGACGGTTCATGGAAAGCTGAACACTATACAAAGATTATTACAAGCACCGAAAAATGGAGCGACGCAGAGAATTGTGACCCCGTAAAGAACATTGAGGATATGCTGGATAAACAGGAAGCTGCAAACGGCAACCGTCCTGAGGTTCTTCTCATGTCAAAAGCAACATTTAACATGATTAAGAACAGCAAGAAAGTAAGAAGCGGAGTTTTGGCACAGAACGTTACTGCAAATGTTAACTATACAACCACAAAAGTTACAAACTATATTCAGGAGGAATTGGGTGTAACTCTTATTATTTATAATAAGCAGTACAAAGATGAAAACGGTGTAGCAAAGAAATTCTACCCCGACAACATTGTTATGTTTCTTCCGACTGGTTCAGTCGGTCAGACTTGGTACGGCACTACCCCCGAAGAAGCAAGGGGAGCAGCAAGCGGCGCAAGCGTATCGGTTGTTAATACAGGCGTTGCGGTAACAGTTACAACTACCACAGACCCCGTTAATACAAAGGTAACTTGCAGTGAAATTTGTTTACCCTCATTTGAGCGCATGAACGACACTTGCTGTCTTGAAGTTTGCTAAAGTATTTTCGTGATGTCACGAAAATGATATTGTGAGGTGATTTTATGAAAACAGTAACATATCCGTACAGCGTTATCATGAACGGTGAAATCATACCCGCAAATACGCCTATTGAGGTAAAGCCGTCAACTGTCGAGGGAAACTCGGCAATTGAACAACCCGAAGCAAAGGCGGTGAAAAAGAATGACACAAAACGAAGTCGCAAGTCTTAAGCTTGGAATATCACCGATAGACGACAGAACAATTCTTATTGTTGAAAGCGGTGTTGATTGGTTAAAAGAGAATACAACACTTGATTTAACCGATTTGTCCGCTTTGCCGTCGTGCGCAAGGCTTTTTTTGGTTAAGTTCTTTGATTTACAAATGCTTAATGCAGGCGTAACAAGTGAATCAATAGAGGGATTAAGTCATTCATACGATACAAGTGATAAATCCGCTTTGTTGTGGCAATACGCGGAGGAATTACTGCCGCCGTACTTGAAAAGCCGTGTTAAATTTGTTTCGGCACAAAGTAGGTGGGGATATGGGTGTTAAATGGAAAACAAAATTTGATAATATCCCGAAAATGACAGAGACAGCAACGACAATAAGCGGTAAAAACGTCGAAGTCGGAGCGTTGAAAGGTCAAAATGCTTATCTTGCAGGAATACATGAATACGGCTGTACAATAAAAGTAACCGATAAAATGCGGGCGTGGTTCGCAAGACAGGGATTTCCTTTAAAAAAGACAACGACGGAAATAAAAATCCCTGAACGGTCATTTTTGAGGACAGGGCACGACGAAAACGCCGACAGAGTTTTACAACAAACTGAAAGGGCGTTAGGTCAAGTTGTTGCGGGTAAAATGTCAGTTGACGACATGCTTGATTTATACGGTCAGCAGATGTCAACGGCAATAAAAACCTACATGAGAGATTTAAAAGAGCCGCAAAACAGCAAAATGACAGTCGAACGCAAAGGAAGCAGCAACCCGTTAATTGATACGGGCGGCTTGCTTGAAAGTATTTCATTTCGTAAACCGTAAGGAGGTTGATATATGCCACAGTATTTTAATTTTGAAAGCTTAATAAAAAAATACTCAACCGAATTTACGGCAATAGTACCGAGTGAGGGCGGTTATAACGACAGCGGGGATTATGTCGCAGGCGAAGAGAAGAAAATCAAACTTGTCGGCGCGATTATTTCACACCGTTTGTCAAAGATATTCCGCAGTGAGGGAACTATAACCGAACAGGACAGAGCATTATATATGCTTGAGCCTTTAGAAAATAGCTTGAAAGGGGCGAAAGTAATTCACGGGGGTAATTTATACCGCGTGGGTGATTTGCTTGAAAATAGCGAATTTACGGGCGTATACAGCTATACACTTAAATATGTGTCGGCGTTTGATAAGGCGGGTGATAGTGATGATTGATTTTGAAAAGCAAAGGGCGGCAATAGTAAAGGGATTGAGTAAATACCTTAATTGCCCCGTTATTCGTTCCAATCAAAACGCACCTTTACCCGATTATCCTTTTGTTTCCTATACCATTACAACGCTTATGAGCGAAAACAAAGGTACATACGGAGAATATACCGACGGCAAAGCGCGAAAAGCTGTAACGCAAACATGGAGCATATCGGCATTATCAAATGACAATTTTGAAAGTGTGACACTTGCAAATAAAGCCCGTGAATGGCTTGATTATTTCGGTAAAACGTATTTGGACGACAATAACGTTATAATTCAATCGGTAGGCAGCGTTACAAATCGTGATAATGTGTTAACCGTAGAATATGAGTACAAAAACGGGTTTGATATGGTTATTTGGTTATATGATGAAATTACACTTGACCCGAACGTATCAGGTTGGATTGAAAGCACTGAAATAAACCAAATAGAAATTCAAGGCGAAAGTTACGAAGATATGATATTACGACTTACAAAAAGATTGAGAGGTGATTTATAGTGTCAGTTTTAGAAAATACTGTTAATCAGGCAATAGCGGATTTTGATAGTATAGAAGCAGCTATTAAGGATATGGGTGTTGATGTACCACAAGGAACAGACACAAGCGAATATGGCAAATATATCAAGAGGATTCAAAATTCGCCGATTAAATATGTTGAAAGTCTTGACCCCGACAACCCGTTGATTTTGCGTGATTTTGAGAGCGGTACATACATTTTATATGGTAAATTCAAGCCAAACGCCGCAACATCTACAAAATACACATTCAGTAGCGGGCAGTTAGTATCAATAACACATGGGAACTCGTCAACTTGTGTTCAAGTGTTTTACCCGCCATACAATGCAATTCAATATCTTCTCATATATGATGATAAATTTGAACGCAAAGACGCAAGACTGTACTATATGCCGACATACCTAACAGACGGTAGCGCAAACGGAAGTACGAAATCCACATTTGCAGCCGAAGCAATAAGCGAACGTTCTATTGCTTTGGGTAAAGATTCAATTGCGGGAGCAAAGGCGTTTAAAATCGTAGGTTTTGATGATACTAACAAAACATACACTCTTGATTCTGCAGAGGGGCTTGCGGTCGGAGATACGTATTCTTTGGTAATTCAAAACAATTATGATGATTGGGGCACGATTACAGCTATAAATGATAAAACGGTAACAGTTTCAGATTACATAGCAGATGTGACAACAGAGGATGCCGAAAGATATTTCAGAGTACCTTTAAAGCCTGAATGCGGAACTGTTGATTTTGGTGAGAGTGCCGTATCTCTCGGTGAGTTATGTATGGCGGTAGCTTTTGCGGCATTTTCGGAAGGATACAATAATAAGGTAATAGGTAAATATGGTCACGGAGAAGGGAAAAATAATAAGGTTGGTTATGCCGCACACGCTGAAAACAGAGATAATAAAGCAATGGCAGTAAATTCACATGCTGGCGGTGGCGGCAACGTTATTGACCCAGCGGCATATTGTGCCTTTATACATGCGAATAAAGGTCGTGTCAGTGCTCAATGTGGTGTTGGATTCGGAGAGTCTCCTACCGTTAGTGGCACATCCGGATTTGTTTCGGGAGGACGTGCAAATTTTGTATCAGGTGATTGCGGATTTACAGGTGGCGGGGAATTAAATAGCTCCGAGGGTAAAAACAGCGTTTCAACCGGATATATGTCTAAGGCTTGCAGTGAAAATCAAAGAGTACACGGAAAACATAATATCAAAGATGTAAACGGTAAATATGTTGACATTGTAGGCAATGGAAAATCCAACACAGAACGTTCAAATGCTTATACTCTTGATTGGAATGGTAACGCGTGGTATTTGGGAACAGTTGAAGCAACGGCTATTATATTGAAATCCTCAACAGCAGGGAGCAATAAGAAATTCAAAATCACCGTAAATGACAGCGGCACATTGTCAGCAACAGAATTATCATAAGGAGGTTGAACAATGACAGATATTGTTATGAAAATCGAACGCAGTGAATATCTCACGATGAAACAGAGAATCACTGAACTTGAAGCAAAAAACAAGACGCTTAAAGCAGAAAATGAAGCGTTAAGACAATCAAAAGCAACATATTCCAAAACGGAACGTGTTGAAAATAAAACAGAAAAGAAAGGGGCTAATAAATAATGGCTTTAGACGTAAAAGTAAAAATTAGTTTATCAAAACCGATTGGAACAGTCGGCACATGGTTTCCGTTACTTTTAACGGTTGACACAACCGCAGAAGCAGACGTTTACAAAGAGTTTAACGAACTGTCTGATTTAACGACGGGAGGATATGAAGCAACAACAAACGTTTATAAGGCTGCAAGTCTTATGTTGGCACAGAATAACAGACCGTCAAAATTTGCTGTATTAAAGCTTAAAGAATTCTCAACGTCAGCAAATACAATTGGAAATTATCTTGACAAAGGTTGGAGACAGATTGTATTGATTGACGGCGGCGGTACAGGAAAAGGAGGTACAGGCAATAATATTGCAGCAATAGCACAATACATTGAGACAACCGACAAAATGCTTTTTGCAACAGTATCAAGTACAACAGAGCTTTCCACTCTTTATAACGCCACAAAAGCATATGAAAGAACAGTACTTGTATATCACACCGATGCAACCAATTATCCGAATGCAGCAGCGGCAGTTGTTGGAGCAACGGCAGGACTTGTAGCAGGTGGATTCACATATAAGAACACTATTATTAAAGGTGTTACTCCGATTGATATTAGTGATACAGACCTTGACGGTACAGACGGCATCCATGCAAAAGGTGCTATTACGTTTTTGTCAAAAGCAGGTGATGTTGTTACTTCCGAGGGTAAAGTCGTAAGTGGCGAATTTATTGATATCATAGATTCAAAGGATTATATCATTCAGAACATTACATACAACACACAGAAAGTATTTAATGTTAATAACAAAGTGCCTTATACAGATGTCGGTATTGCAATGCTTGAAGGTGCAGTAAGCGGAGTATTAAACGAAGCGGCAAGCAACGGAATGATAGCAACAGGAGAGGACGGGAAACCTGTTTGGTCGACTGATTTTGCATTAAGAAGTCAGACAAGCGAAGCAAACAGAGCAGCACGTCATTATCCGTATGGTAAATTCAGCTTTGAACTTTCAGGAGCAATTCATACGGCAGAAATTAACGGAGAAATTACAGTTTGATAGGAGGAAATAATAATGCCAAATATTACAAAATATGATGCAAAAGATTGTGTAATTACAATTAACGGTGTAAACCTCACAGGACTTGGCGAAGATATGATTTCGTGGGAAAAGGACGAAGCATATTTTGAATCTGTTGTAGGTGCGCAGGGCGATGTTATAAAGAGCGTTGTTAACAATGGTATACATACTCTTACGGTTACATTACAGCCGACAAGCCCGCAAGTTCCTTATCTTATCGAGTTAATGGGTTCAGATGACTTTTTCCCTGTTACTGTTTCAAATAAAAAGTTGGGGATTACATTGGGCGGCTCAAAAGCAAATATTCAGGAAGCACCTGAAATTTCGCTTGGTTCAGAAGCCGAAGATATGGAATTTTCGTTTACAGTCTTTGACGGTTATACAAAAGCAACAGCATAAAGAAAAAATAAATCAAAACAAGGGGGCGAAATGCCCCCTTTTAATTTTAGGAGGATAATATAATGGCTAATTTCTACACAACAAAGAAAACAATTAACGGAGTTGAATATACAGCGCAGTTTAACGGTATTTCGGCAGCGTTGCAGGCGGTTGATAATTCATATATTCCTGGAACACAAAACACAAGTGTTAAGAGATTATCAAAAACATTGTTTGATAATGTAATTGTTGAGCCTAAACTCACATGCGACGATTTCGGTAAAAAATTAATTGGAACGACAAAATCAAAGACGATTAACGGAGTTGAATATACAGCGCAGTTTAAAGGACTTTCGGCAGCACTTGAAGCCGTTGACGATTCGTATATTGACGGCACACAGAATACAAGTGTTGAAAAGCTTTCCAAATATCTTTTTGAAAATATTATTGTAAAACCGTCAAATCTTACAATTGACGACTTTGACAATATGGATGATTTCAATGATGTTGTTTCCTTTGCCCGTGACGCAATGCAGGGTTGGGGAGTAATGGACGAATTTAATAAAGTAATCGAATTTGCCCGCGAGGTAATGCAGGGTAACTTTCGCAACACAACCGATAAGCAAAAGTCGTCTAACAAGGAAAGTAAAAAATAATTGGTCTTGTTGGCGGTTAGTGTTGGCAGAGGGTAGAGGATTTGATTTTCAAACTGTATTCGGTAAACCATACATGACACCGCAGGACGTAGAAGAAGCAAATATTGCCCTGGATATTCAATTAAAGGAAGAAAAGAAAGCAGCAAAACGAAAACATTAAAGCCCCTAAAATGGGGCTTTTTGTATTTCAAACTTCAAAGAAAGGAGGTTGAAATATGGCAAATGTTATCAGAGAGGACGTTATACAACTTTCCTTTGACATTAAAGACAATGGCTTAAAAAATCTTACAAAAGAAATGGACGCGCTCAAAAAATCCGTTTCGGGCAATTTTGGAAAATCAAACGGCACTGATAAGCTCAAAGACGGCATAAGTGACGTGACCGATGAAGCAAAAAAAGCAACGTCGTCTGTTAACAAAATGAAGTCGGGATTTGAAAAGCTTAACAGTGTTAAAGCAAAGTTAGATAATATCGGTTCGGGTCTTGGCAAAGTTGATGAAACATTGACGAAAGTTGCAAAGAAAGCAGGTGGAGCAGCCTATACAGGACTTAAAAAGCTTGCGGGCATATCGTTTAAAGGCGTTGCGATAGGAGCGGGAGCAGCAGCAACCGCAATTACAGCAATTGCAAAATCAGCCGTATCAGCGTTTGGAGATAATGAGCAGTTAGTCGGTGGTGTTGAAACACTCTTTAAGGATAGTGCAAACACTGTTATAAAATATGCAAATGACGCATATAAGACGGCGGGATTATCTGCAAACAACTATATGGAAACGGTAACAGGCTTTTCGGCAAGTTTGTTGCAGAGTTTAGGCGGCGATACTGAAAAAAGCGCAAAAGTCGCTGATATGGCAATAACTGACATGGCAGATAATGCAAATAAAATGGGCACTGCAATGGAAAGTATACAATTTGCATATCAGGGATTCGCAAAACAGAACTACACGATGTTAGATAACTTGAAACTGGGTAGACCATGGAAAATGTGCCAAAAGGAACAAGCAAAAGCTGCTTGACCTTTGTTCCATTGCTCAGTATAAATCTCGTGAAAACGGTGAAACTCTTAGCACATAATGGTGAAGACAATACCGTGCGAAATTGATAAATCTATTTACATATATTGACAATTACTTATTATTGTAGTATACTAAAGTTAGCTAATAAGTGGTAAAGGATGTATATTATGGAATGGAAAGTAATTAGTCGAAATGAAAGCTACTCTATAAATAAATATGGAGAAGTAAAAAACAATGCAACAGGAGTTATAAAAAGACCATATACAAATGTCAATAATGGTTATCTTTATGTTGATTTGTGGAAAGACAACAAAGGCACTAAATGCGCAATACACAGATTGGTTGCAGAAGCATTTATACCAAATTCACAAAACAAGCCGACAGTAGACCACATTGACGGAAATAGACAAAATAACGCTATTGAAAACTTACGGTGGGCAACATACAGTGAACAAAATTCACGGTTTAACACTCACGGAGTAAGAAGCGAAAAGATAAAGGTTATTAACAGTCTTGATAATTCCGAAATGACATTTGAAAGCATAACAGATGTTGCAAATTTTTTTGATGTAGGTATTTCCAACATATCACAAATGCTAAAAAAAGGAACAGTTGGCAAGCGTGGAAAAACGAGATACTGCAAATTTGAATATGTAAATAGAAAAATCAAAAGCGTGTAACGACTATCCCGAAAGGGAGTACACTCAAGTGGGTGGAAGTGCGAGATACTACATAAATAATGTAGTAAAGAGATAGTCTGCTCTATACAGAAATGTATAGCAGTTCATAAATGAACGGACATAGGTTAACGTCCTATGTTGAACACAATGTATGGTGGCACAAAATCCGAAATGGAACGTCTGTTAAAAGACGCGCAAGCAATTACAGGCGTTAAGTATGATATATCCAATTTGTCGGACGTTTACACCGCAATACACGTTATTCAACAAAAGCTTGATATAACAGGAACGACGGCAAAAGAAGCGTCAACAACAATTCAAGGGTCGTTTAATTCTCTTAAATCATCATGGGGAAACATGATGACTGCATTAGTTACGGGCGGCGATTCGTTTGACCAATGCGTAGCAAATCTTATTGATTCAACAAAAACATTCGGCAAGAATATAATGCCCGCTATTGAAAAAGGATTAGGCGGTATTGGAAAACTTATTGAAACAGCAGGCCCGACAATAGCGGCGGCAATTCCAAAAGTAATGAACTCTTTATTCCCGTCATTATTACGCGCAACTGTAAATATTGTGTCAAATCTTATAAGTGCAATTCCGAGCCTTATTCAATCAATTGCAAATGCCGTAGTACAGAACGCATCTTTGATAGTTAATGCAGCAAAACAAGTAGCATTATCTATTGCAAAGTCGATTTATGAGGGATTCACAGGCAATGCAATGAGCGGCGACATGTTCGCAAGCCTTAAAGAAAAGGTTGATAGTGCATTCACCGCGATAAAAAACATCATTCAAGGTGCTTTAAAATTCGGTCAGGCATTGATGTCAGGTCTTGCGCCTATAATATCATTTGTCGGCAATTTGGCATTAAGGATATTTACTTTAATAGGCAATAATATAAATTGGTTACTTCCGATTGTTGCGGGATTAATTGGTGCATTCTTAGCGTTTAAAGCGGCTGTATTTGCTGTAAATACTGTAATAGCGGTACATAACACTATTACGCAATTAATGGCAGCATATCAGGCGTTGGCAACAGGCGCAACCGTTAAGGACACTATTGCAAAGTACGGAAATAATTCGGCTATGCTTGCAGCAATAGCATTAAAAGCAAAAGAAACCGCCGCGTGGGTAGCGTCAAAGGCTGCACTTATAGCAAGTAAGGTAGCTATGGGAGCGGCAACGGTGGCACAAATGGCTTTAAATGGTTCGCTTTTGGCGTGTCCGTTAACATGGATTATACTTGCGATAGCTGCATTAGCGGCGATTTTAGTTGTGTTATATAAGAAGTGTGAGCCTGTAAGAAAAGCATTTGACAAAATCGGTGCAGCAATTAAAAAGGTAATTGGAATAGTAAAATCTGTTGCGGATGCTATAGGAGGATTTTTCAAAAAAGTCGGAAGCTTTTTCGGTATCGGTAGTGATTCAGGAAAGGCAGCGGGCGAGGGAGTAAAAGCGGGTGTATCTGAAAGCTTATCAAGCACGCCCGAAATTACAAAGTCGCTTGGAGTTGACGCAGGCGGTAGTTTTACCGACGGCATGAACAGCATGTTAGGTTCAACCAATCTTGATACAAGCGGATTACAGTCACAATTAACAACTGTCGGAACTGTAACGCAAGAAATGGTTGGCGACATGGAAAAAGCCGCGCAAACTATAACGACGGCAATTAAAGGCATGTCGAATGATTTAAATGCATTACCTGAAAGAATCACGGCAACATTAACGCCGATAGATACATTAATCGAAAAGATACAGAGATTACCGCTGATATTTGTTGCAGCGTTTGCGACATTGAGAGGAACATTTACACAGTTATCACCTTTAGCACAGCAGTTTACGGATGTATTTGACCCGCTCACGTGGGCTATTGCAGACGCGATACCGTATTTTCAAGAGTTGAATATAGCAACAAAACCGTTAGCAGTTATATTTACGGCATTAGCGGCGGGTTCAACGATATTTTTGAAAGCTGTATCGGGGCTTAAAGTAAACTTTATAATTCTGACAACTGTATTAACGGCATTTACAGGATTAATAAAGAGTTTGCCCGCGTTGTTTGTAACACTTACACCAAATGTTATGGCATTTGCAGCAGCATTAATACCACTTATTACAGCAATGACGATAGCGGTTGTACCGCTTACGTTGTTTACGGCATTAATTGCTGTTTTAGCGGTGTCGTTTACGTTATTAGCGGTAACGTCGGCGGTAACAGTGTTGACATTTACAATGATTAACGTGTTGCTTGCGGCAATGAATGCATTACTTGGATTAGCAAATGTTATGTTGATGATGATTAGCGCAATGTTTTTACAGACATCAGTCTCAACGCTTGCATTTACATTGTCATTAACGGCATTGACGGCAATTCTTGCGGCGGTTCTTATTCCGCTTGCAGCATTCACAGCACTTGCGACGGTATTGGCAATATCATTTACTTTATTAGCTGTAACGTCTGCAATTGTGGTTGTTACATTTACATTGATAAAT